GGTTTTAATATATCATCTCTAAATACAAAGTCATCCCAAAAATTAGGATGCAGAGTATCATTATAATAATTTGCAGCTTCGAAGTATTTTTTAAAGGTCTTAGACATTATTAATTAGTTAGTTGATATATAAACTTTAACTGGATCGGTACTATCAGGTTGACCTTCTTCATTTAAGTCATTTGATATATATTCATGAACTGCTTTTATATAATTAGCAGCTTTAGTAACTTTAGCTTTCATCCAATCGTGTTGCGGGTAATCTTCTGTTAACATCTCATTTAATTCTTGAGCCATCTCTATCACCTGAGTTAATTCTGCGCTAGAAGTAATTGGTTGCTCTTCAGATACTTTGTTACTAGAAAATTCAGTTATATACTCATCTAATTTCTGAGTTGTTTGCATATTATAATTATTTATGCAAATTTAAAGAGATAACCGTTGTCCAATTTGAAGTTTATCAGGATTAGAGAGTTTATTTACTCTAATAATATCATTAATTGATTTACCTGACTGTTTAGCTATCTTACTTAAGGTATCTCCCGGTTTAACTGTATAGAAATCTGTCTTTACAGGTTGACTTGCTGAGGAACCACCACCATACGTTGCAAATGCTGCAGCATTACGTTCCATTCTACCAGCAACACCTGTACCTTCCTCTTTAGATGTTCTATAACCAGCATGATTTAAATACTCTTTAGCAGCTGATCTAAAATCTCCATTATTAATATGACCTATAGTATCTTTACTACCAGATAGATCTCCTCTAAAGAATCCATCTACAATAGCATTACGTACATATTGTGGTAAGGAATTAAAACTAGGAATTTTGTTTTGAGCTGCTGCTATTTTAGCTTTCACATCAATATTAAACAATTGTTGCATTTGTCGCTCTGAAAGAGGCTTTTTACCAGAGACAACACTACTGTAATCCCTACCAGTGACAGTCTTTAATGCTCTGTCATTACGTAGAACAAGATGGCCTACTCCAACGGTTAAGTAACCTTTGTGGTCTTTGTACGCATATCCCGGGCGACCGTCTTTACCTTTACCTTCACTCGGAGCAATATACTCATAATAAGATTGGTCCTGTTTAATCGACTGAGTTATTGGAGTAGGCATTTTGGCTTGTACTTGCCCGGCGCCACCGAGAGTAGCACCTATAATACCTAATGCAGCTAACGCATTCGTAAATGGTCCTTCTTGTAAGATTATCTCATTTGCCTCTGATAACTGATCAAATGTCATTTTAATTATTTATACATCGCAGAAGGAACTTTAGTGTAAATCTCTTCATAGTCACATTCTCCGTAAAAATAATTATCTAATTGTTCTAATAATCTAACTTTAGCTATTTCTATATCAACCTCATACCATTCGTTTTTAATTTGTTTAGCAAATCTTTGCATTTGGTATTTTATATTTTGTTCGGCCTTGAGGTATTCAGGATGTTTAATAGAATAAATTATCTCATAATCTCTAAAAGGAGAACCCGTCTGATAAGTTTGCAGACGGGTTTTTAAATTACGAGTAGTTCCTATTTTTATCCAACCTGGCCATGAATTATTTGTAATAATATACAGGTAGCCTGGTGACATGTAAATATTTATACTGAGGTGTTAATTAATCAGCGCTTTTCCAGACCTTATCCGTATCACAAAATTCACGGGTCTGTTCTCCGGAAACAGGGTCAGTTGAAAGGGCAACATGAATCTCTTTCTTATGGGCAGCTTTGTTAACAAACGACCAACCAGTACCAATAATACTTGAAGAAGCTCCTAATATCATAGCAAAAGAATCTGTTGTTAAGGAACCTTTAGCTATCATAACCCCACCTGCTATAGTAGCAACGTGTCGTAATAACCCACCAATTTCCTTTTTGTATCTAGTAATAAAATCTATAACTTTCCTCATATATAACTATTTATGTAAATAGTATTAAATAATTATATGAACGACGCCGGAAATCAAGCAGGAGATGTACAAAAATCAATTGAGTACTTCGTCAGCCATTTGTTTGGGGAATATGGTTGGCTGTTTGTAGTTGCGTTTGTAGTAGTATTATTTCAGTCTAGTATAAAAAAACTAACAGCCTCTGTATTTGTATTTGCAGGAAACGACTACAAAGCAGATGATGTAGTTTATATAGATGGTAAACCGGGGAGAATTATTCGAGTAGGTTTTACTAAGACAGTTTTCTTTCTCTACGATGTACACGACGGTAATATAATAGGTGGTAGTAAGTTAGTTATTCAAAATGATAACTTAGGTAAGCTCAAAATAGAAAAACCTCTACCTGAGCTTGACCTAAGTCGACTAACTTGTCATAAGAAGAACTAGAAATTAAAGTCTGAAAAATCAGTTTCAGATGTATCGTGTTTAAATGAACCGACCTTATAAGTTTCTATCTGAGTCTCTTGAGGAGCAACTTGAACGTGCTTACTCTCTGTCCAATTTTTAATCCATTGAATAGGGTTCGGAGTATCCTCAAATACATTTTTAACTCCTACAGCTTTAGTTCTACGATTACATAAATGCTTCATATACTGAATTAAAATTTCATCATTCAATCCAAGCATTGAACCATCTTTAAAAAGATATCTTGCCCACTCCATTTCTTCTTTAGCAGCATCTTCAAACATCTTATGAACTAATGGTTCACATTCTTTTACAATATGTTGAAAACCTTCGTCTTCATTATTTTTAAGATACTTAAGAATATTCTGAGTAGAAGCTAAATGTAAATTTTCATCTCGATTAATAAGAGAAATAATTTTTGCATTACCTTCCATTGTTTTGTTTTGTGCAAAGCAATATGAACATGCAAAGGAAACATAAAACCGAATACCTTCTAAAATATTAATACTAACTAACGTTAAGTATAATCTTTTCTTTTTATCATCTTCAGACTGATTAGGTATATCTTCGATTAAGTCATCATAGTATTTTGTTACAGATGTAGTTCGTTTAATAATTTCTGGGTCAGAAAGAATACTATCAAATACTTCTGATGGATTAGGATATACATTTTTAATAATATATGTATAAGAATAACTATGTAACGTTTCAAAGAACTCCCATGTCTTAGCAAATGCTTCAAACTCTGGGTTACTACAATCTTCAAGCAAATGACTAATGCCTCTACTCTGTACTGAATCTAATAAAATCTGATAGCCTAAATTCTTAGTAAAGATAAACTTCTGATGATCAGTTAATTGTTCGTAATCGTTTTTCTCTTTACCAGACAAATCTACTTCTTCTGGTCGCCAGAAGAAGCTTAACTGCTGCAGGAAAAGATCATAAATTTTCTTATAGCGATGTTTATCGTATCTCTGTAAGTTTAGACCTTCTCCAAAAAACAACGGTTGCTTTGTGGTATCAACATTATTTGTATTAATGATGCTCTTCATCAGTGTTTATTATAACTTACATGCTCCTCCAGGGCAATCACTTTCTTCAGGAACAATATCTGTCTTCCCGTCATCCGTATTTGCATAGTATAATGTCTTTAATCCAACTTTATATGAATTAAGTATATCCTTAGCAACTACTGATATAGGTAAATTATTTTCTTCATATCTACTAAAATTATAATAATGGTTTGCAGAAATTGCTTGATCAAAATACTTCTGCAGCACTCCACAAATATTTGTATAACCTACATTGTCTTCCATTTCATAAGCTAATGTATATTTGTTTTTTAATCTCTGTATTTCAGGAACAACTTGAGGTATAAGACCTTGTTTAGATTTCTTTACAGTAACTAAACTTCTAGGTGGCTCTATCCCGTTAGTAGAATTTGTAACAAGAGAAGAACTCTCGCAAGGCATTAATGCTGTAAGGGTACTATTTCTTAATCCATGCTCTTTAATATCTTTACGAAGCTGAGCCCAATCATAAGTTAGTTTGCGTTTAACTATTTTATCTACTTCTTTACAATATGTATCAATAGGTAGAATACCTTTACTATATTTCGTACGATCGAACCACTCACACTTACCTTTTTCTTGAGCTAGTTTGTTAGAAGCTTTAAGTAAGTAATACTGTATTGCTTCAGCTAGTTCATCTACTACAATTAATGCTTCTTTATCTTCATATGATACTCCATTCTTAGCTAAGTAGTATGCAAAGTTAGTAATACCAACTCCAATGCTTCTTCTCTTTTTCATATTAAGAGCAGCGCTAACAGGATACAATTGATTCTCAATTACATAGTCTAAAGCTGTTACAACATTTTCACATAACTTTTCTAATTGATCTAGCTTAGTTATTGCTCCAACATTGATAGCAGATAAAACACACAAAGCAATCTCTCCAGTCTCTTGATCATCTATATGAGTAATAGGGGTTGTAGGTAAAGTAATTTCTTGACATAGGTTAGACATACTAACACTATCTAGAAAAGAACTATGATCATTTACATGATCTATATTCATAACATATATACGACCCGTCTCAATTCGCTCTTGACAAAATTGCATAAACAACTTACGAGCTGGTATTTTCATTTTAGATAACTTTCTAGATGATTCATATTGCTCATATAGTTCTTCGAACAACTTCGTATCACTTATAAAAGCATCGTACAAATCTGGTACCTCATGAGGGCTAAACAACGTAATAGATTTATCTTCAACAAACCGCTTATAAAACAATTTGTTAAACTGAATTGAATAATCCATTTTACGAACTCGGTTATCATCAGTACCTCTATTATTTTTAAGTACTAATATTTCTTGTATCTCCTTATGCCAAAAAGGAAAATGGGTTGTTGAGGAACCACCTCGTACTCCATTTTGAGTACAACATTTAGTTGTAGATTCAAACATTTTAAGAAACGGTACTACTCCAGTATGTACTACTTCCCCATTTCTTATCTTAGAACCTACAGCACGAATCCTTCCCATATTCAAACCAATACCAGCTCTATTAGCTGTATAATAACCTACAGCAGTATTAGAGTGAAATATAGAAGGTAAAGAATCACCTACATCTATTAGTGTGCATGAACTGTACTGACGTGATGGGGTCCGAACTCCGCACATAACAGGTGTAGGTAAAGAGGTTTTAAATGTACTAATGTCATTATAAAAAGCTTTGATCTTACGTAAACGTACATCTTTAGGT